AAAAATGGATTGGGAGCAAGCAAAGGAGTTAAACGCGCAGCTTGCCGGATGGATAGCAGCGACTGTACACTACGGCGCAAACTAAGCGATAATGTGGTATAATCTACACCTCTTTCGAGGATAAAGGCCATGTTTAAGACAGAGCTTGAGACTAGCAACGATGAATACGGGGTCAGATTAATGGCCCCGCTGGTGTTTGAGTCAAAGAGCGGCCAACTATACCGAGTTGAATCCGGCTCTCGCACAAAACACCCAATGGGAGGAGAGTACGCCCCCGCCAAGGTGCTGAAAGAACACTACCCGCAAGTATACCGTGAAGCGCTTAAATCACTAGGAGCGCCATTTTGGGCACTATAACCACAGGCGGTCAATCTACATCCGGCGGATATAACTGGGTAGTTCACGCTGAGAGGGTCACTAACAGATTCTACGGGCTTAATGTCAAGGCCGATGCTGACAACTTTGATTTAAATAAGTTCGGCATGAATGATAACCTCATCATTAACACTTGGCAGACCATTTGGAATGTAGGCGGAAACGAAACATACGCCACAGGCAATACAATTGATCGTATATCATCCAGCAATGCCGCTGACAATCAGGAAATCACGATAGAGGGGCACACGCTAGGCGCGAACGGGTTTACATTCCTTATACAGAACGTAACGCTTAACGGGCAAACCCCGGTCGCAATAGGAACACCACTGGCAAGGGTATCAAAAGGCTTTAACTCAAACGGCATAGTATACGCCGGGACAATATACGTGTTTGAGTCAGGCGGAACGGTGGTCGCTGGCGTACCTCAAGACGTACCCAAGATACACCTGCAAATGCTAGCAGAAGATCAAGAGTCCAATAAGTGCGTAGGAACAATGAGCCGTGAGGATGTAATGTTTGTTACGGGCATTAACTGCTTTGCTAACAAGAAGTCCACAGGCCAAATAGACTTCCAATTTCAGGTAAGAGAGTACAACAAGATATTCAGAACAACATTCCGCTGCAGCTCAGCGTCCACAGGCTCTAATGCTGTAATAAGGTTCGAGCCTTATCTGATCGTGCCGCCTAATGCTGACTTCAGAGTACGGGCAAACCCCGGCTCTAACAATATGTCCTGCGAGGCATCACTAAACACCTTACTAGCAAGCGTAATACCGTAAGAGAGGAGTAAACACGTGTCTAAACCATCATCATACACACCAGAGAAAGCAAAGAGCATCATAGAGCAACTATCCGATGGCGTGCCTCTGAGGGTTATATGTAGGCAAGAGGGAATGCCAGCATGGAGAACTGTTTACGATTGGATAGCTAAGGATGAAGAATTATCCGCACACATCGCGTGCGCGCGCGATCTAGGCTATGACGCCATTGCTGAGGAGTGCATGGATATAGCGGATGATGTGACCGGCGACTACGCTGAGCAAGATGGCAAGATGGCCTACAACTCTGAACACGTCCAGCGCAGCAAGCTGCGTATCGAGACAAGGCTTAAGCTATTGGCTAAGTGGAACCCAAAGAAGTACGGCGACCGCATCCACACAGAGCATAGCGGCAGCCTAGACCTAAGCAGTAAAGACGATGCAGAACTGGATAGAATCGTTGCTGAAAAAATGCAGGAGCTGGATAAGGCTGGCCGCGACTAAGAGAGCGAATGAACAAAGCCGATAAGATCAAGCTAATCGAAGCACTAACAGAGAAGGCGAGGCGTTTGAGTCTAAGCAAGATGACTCGAATGCTTGCGTCTTTTTATCCGTGGCAAAGAAGGTTCAACGCTGCGACCAAGACTAAGCGCGCATGCGCATTGATAGCCGCCAACCAAGTGGGCAAGACCCGGACGGGTGTAACGATTGATGCCGCCCACCTCACTGGCGATTACCCCGATGATTGGGAAGGCCACAAGTTTGAATCACCGCCACTATGCTGGCTACTCGGATTCTCGGGCGAAAAGACACGCGACCTAATGCAGCACAAGCTATTTGGCAGGCTGTCTAACGGCGTGTTCGATGGCGGACTAATACCAGCGGATAGGATACTAGACTACAAGTCCATGACGGGCACGTCCGGTGCTTGTAGAGAGGTCAGAGTAAAGCACCGGAAAGGCATTAGCGTCTGCCAGTTTTGGTCATACTCACAAGGCCAGCACGCAATGATGGGCGACGTGGTCGATTGGTACCACATTGACGAGGAGCCGGAAGACCAAGAGATATGGCCGCAGGTGGTGACACGTACACTTAACGGAGATAGAGGCAGAGGAGGAAGGGGAATACTCACGCTGACCCCTGAGAACGGTAAGACTGAACTAGTGTGCAAGTTCATGGACGAGCCGGACGATAGTATGTATCTGCAAACAGCCACATGGGATGACGCGCCACACATGACAGAGGAGGCGAAGAAGCAAGCCTTAGCCATGTACCCATCCTACCAGAAAGATATGCGATCAAAGGGAGTGCCACTAATGGGAGCCGGACTTATATTCGAGCATGATACCAAGGCGATAAGCTGTCCGCGATTCAATATCCCTGACCACTTCTACCTAATCAACGGATGTGACTTTGGCTGGGATCACCCGCAAGCACACGTACAACTAGCCATCGACCCTGATTCTGCCACCGTCTACGTGACACACGCATGGAAGGCAAGCAAGAAGCAGCCCTTTGAAGCATGGCAAGCTGTCAAGGCATGGGCGATTGATGTGCCTACCGCATGGCCTCACGATGGAAACCAGCATGAGAAAGGTTCGGCTAAGCAGCAAAAGGAATACTACGAGGATGCTGGCTGGAACATGATGGACGAACACTCCAAGTGGGAGGACGGCGGAATAGGCGTAGAGGCTGGGCTTATGCGGCTGAATGAATTGATGCTAACTGGCAAGTTTAAGGTGTTCGATGACCTATGGGAAGTGCTGGAGGAGATACGGGAATATCATCGAAAGTCCATGCCCAACGGCCTTAGCGTGATTGTCAAGATAAAAGATGATATAATTGATGCAATTAGAACGGCCTTCATGTCTGCCCGGTACGCTGAGCGCAAACAAGACATTCGCGGTACTGGCCCCGATGAATACGAGATAGAACTTCAAACGAATAGAGCGGGAGCGATGGGCTACTAATGAGCATAAAATCCCTGATTGACAGCATAGGCAAGATCAACCTCGCAGATGGTATGGACGAGGCTGAGCTTTCTGCCATTGGTGCGCGCGTTAAGCGTCAATACGACCAAGACCTAGAATCAATGGAGGATTGGTCGGAAGCTGTTGATAACGGCATCGACTTGATGAAGCAGGAATACTCAGGCAAGTCCTATCCGTGGGAAGGTGCTAGTAACTACAAAGACCCAATACTCACTGAGGCGTCCACCACATTCGGTGACAAGGCGTCTCTTGAGCTATTGCGCAGTAAAGACCTAGTAAGCGCCGACATCATTGGCCGCGACCCTGAAGGCCAGAAGAAGCTAATAGCTGAGCGCATCTCTGAGGCCATGAACTATCAGGTTAACTATGATATGGATGGCTGGCGCGATGACCAAGAGCGGCTATTGTACTGCCTGCCTGTAGTCGGCACCGTGTTCAAGAAGGTGGTATACGACCCGCTCGAAAAGAAATGCGAATCTATCGTTGTGAACTACCCTGACTTTGCCGTCAACCAAGCAACCAAGTCTATGGCTAAGTGCCGATCGTTTACTCATATACTTGAGTTCACAGATAACGAGGTTATGGAAAGGGTTGAGTGTGGCAAGTGGCTTGACCCTAACAAGGAGACAGAGAGCGAAGCGCACGACAAGGGCGGCGACGAGAACGGCAACGAACAGCAGGGCGTTATTGATAATATTGATAACCCAATGAAATACCTTGAGCAACATACCTTCTACGATATAGACGGCGATGGCTATGAGGAGCCTTGCATTATTACGATGCAGTACGCAAGCTGCAAGGTTGTGCGAATTCTGCCTCGGTACGATGAGCGCTCTATCATTGTTGAATACACACCCGAAGGCGAGGAGGAAGGCGAGTACCTATCCATTGCTGAGGTGTTAGAGAAAGAGCGAGAGATTCAACTGGAGGAGTTCGGCGGCACAGAAGCGCTTGAGCTAATCGGGCTAGAGGAGCCGGAAGTAGACCCGGACAAGTACAAGCTGATCAAGGTTGAGCCACTAAACAACGTGGTAAAGTATGGCTTTATTACCTCACCTGACAATACATTCCTAGACTTGGGCTATTCGCATTTGCTTGGCGCGTTGACGATGAACATCAACACAACGACCAACCAGATCAACGACCGCACTACTCTCAACATCTTGGGTGGTGGCTGGTTAGCCAAAGAGTTCAGGATTAAGCAAGGCGCTATGCGCTTTAGAATGGGCGAGTACAAGCAAACGGAAGTACCTGCTGATAAACTAGCCAAAGGCATATTCCCACAACCACTACAAGAGCCTTCGCAGACAGCCTATAACATGCGTACAGATATGCAGCAGAGGGCCGCTGGGTTCTTATCTGTAGTTGACATATCGGGCAAGCTACAGGCTAACACAGCCCCTACAACGGCGCTGGCTATCATTCAGGAAGCAATCGTACCTACTACTGCATTGTTTAAAAGAATCCTCTCAGCAGAGTCTAGGGAGTTCCAGATACTATTCAGGATTAACCAGCGGACATTCCCCGCCAAGAAGTACCAGATGATATTGGATGACCCGCAGGCAGACCCGCAGGTTGATTTCAACTATGACGGCATGGACATTATCCCAACCGCCAATGCTGAAATGTCTAGCAAGATGCACCGCATTCAGACGGCTACACTTGAATTGGAGCAAATCCCCCTAATATTACAGATGGGCGGCAATCCTGTTCCTATCGTTAAGAACTTCTTTGATGCCATTGGCTCAGAGTTGATTGACGACATATTCCCGGAAGAAGGCTCTATGTCACCTGCCGACCAGAAAGCAAGAGATGAAATGCTCAAGGCGCAACAGCAGGCGAATCAGTTAGCTGAATTGCAGCTCAACATACTGTCCAGAGAGCAAGACCGCCTCGATATAGAGACATCCGAAAAGACACAAAAGACTAGAGCCGAAGTGAAGAAGCTCGGTGCAGAATTGCTAGAGACGCTAGCGAATGCTATGAAGTTAGGCGAGGAAGCCGAAACGGAGAGCATGAAGAACGCTGTGAGCATATACACAGCACAACTAAAGACGTTCGAGAGTGCCATAGGCGCACTAGGAGAAACGAGTGGAAGAGCTATTCAAATACCTCAGCTACCAGCCGGAGTCGGTCAGCCCCCAGCAATACCGGGCATGGTTAGATAACCCCTGCACAAAGGAGCTAAAGCAAGAACTCATTACCGAGTTTGTTGCCGATGTTAATGCCGAAGTCCCTACTAGCATTGACGAATCAATCCCCTTTATCCATCAACGTGAAGGCTTCCGCGCAACGCTAAGAATGATTGGCGGATGGGAGCCTGCGTCCATTAAAGATGCCCGCCATGCTGCCCGCGATGGAGTAATCGAGGAGGTTGATAGTGAATATTAAGCCTTGCGGTTATTACATCCTAGTGGATGTTACGGAGACTGAGAAAGTCACCAAGGGCGGGATTGTCCTGCCTAGCGATCTATCCAAGAAGGAGCAAATGGTAGAGGAGACGGGCAAGATTATCGCCTTTGGCCCTACTTGCTTTGTTGGAATGCGAGGGTGTGACGATGAAGGCAGCCCCGCTCATGAGCAATGGGGGTTGAAGGTTGGCGACAAGGTGGAGTTTAAGCGGTACGAAGGCAAGCCGTGCTTTGTTAAAGGATATGAAAACTATCGGTATGTGCCAGACACGCACATTATGGGAGTAATAGACGATGAGTGAAGAACTAGAGCAAGAAGAAGTTATTGAGGAAACGGTAGAGGAAGTGGAGCAAGAGGAAGTAGAACAAGAAGCCCCGCGATTCTCCCGCGATGACTGGGAGCAGAAGCAGAAAGAGCAAGCCAGCGCTACAGGCTGGAAAGACTTTGACGACTACGTGAGTGATGGCGGCGACCCTGCGAAGTGGAAAACGGCAGACGCTTATAACATCTACGGCGAGTTAGTCAGTACGATCAAGAAGAATCAACGAGACTTTGAACAACGAATTGAGGGTGTTCAGAAGCTAACTCAGGCACAGTTAGCGGCAGAGCGCTCACGACTACAGGCTGACCGCGACCAAGCGATTGAGGATGGCAACAAGACCGCCGTTCACAAGATAGACAGGCAGCTAAACGAGCTAAACGTCCCTGCGGTCCAGCCCAATAGCTCTACGCTTGATGAATGGAACGCCAAGAATCCTTGGATATTCGACGACAACGACCCGAAAGCAGTATGGGCTAAAACTGTGTGGGCTAGAGCATCCGGTGCAGGAAAGCCGCTACACGAAGCGCTAGCGATGGTCGAAGCTGCCGTGGCTGAGAAATTCCCATCAAAGGTAGCTCCTCGCAAGCCAGCCCATATTCCAGAGAGTGAGCGCGGCAATGGTTCGCGTGGCTTTGGTAGCAAGGCATCCTTGGTTGCGACTATGGATAACCTAACCCCGGATGAAGCGTTTGCATGGAACAAAATGCCTGAGATGTGGAATAACAACCCCAAAGCATTCCTGCAATCAGCAACCGACTTACGCAAGGCAGAGAAAGGAGCGAAGAAATGAGCGAAGAAAAAATAGACAAGCGCACAAAAGAATACCGTGAGCGTAGTGCCGCCTCGATATCAGAGGGCGAAGCTATCCGCGAAGGCATTACCATGAGCGACAGCCGTGACCCCAATGCCAAGGTACGGCAAGAGCGCGTGCGCGTTGGTGCTGGGCAGAACCTTTCATTGCGCGGGTATGTACTGGATGAGGAAAACTATCATTACCGATGGGTGTACGAAGGCCCTAACAAGCAAGGCCGTGTTGTTGACTTCATTGCAGCATACTATGAGCATTGCCAGTTGCACGGCGAGAACCTTACCGTACCAAGTGGCGGCGGTCACAACTATCTAATGCGCCTCCCTAAGAAGTATTGGGATGAGGACGTTAAGGCCGCAAGGGAGCAGAACATTGCCTTGCGTAGACGTGAGGCTCAGCTAAAGCCGGGAGAGTACACGGTGGACGCACAAGGCCGCGCAGTGGATGAAGGCGAGGTGTATGTTAAGCGCACAACGAGCGACAATCCCTACAGCTAGTGTTTTTTAGTTATAAGTGGTATAATTCTTATAACTATATCATCTGAGCAATAGACGCTCACAGGGAGGAGGGTAGAAAGCCCTCCTTTCCTTTAACAGATTCAAAGTTTGCAAGCGGCAGAAACCCGTTATTTTGCAAAATCAATCCGATGCCCCTAGTGGGTTTTGTTTAAATTTTGTTTAATTACGGAGTCACCCTATGAGTGGTTTTCAATACTTTGGAACCGAAGATCAAGGTGACGTTACTGGTAAGGTCAAGAAGTTTGCAGTGGATGCCGCGCATTCCACTATTCTTGCCGCTGGTGACGTTGTTCGCGTTACGGGCACAGGTACGGCGGCGGGTAAATCTGCTGTTGATACAGGTGTCGCTAACACAGCCAATACGGGCGTTGTTACGTCCATTATCCCCAACTTCGCTGGTGAAGCTCTCTCGCAGACGTGGCTACCCGCTACTACTGCTGGTGAAGTGCTGGTGAATACCGACCCTTACGCGCTCTATGAGGTCGCTGTCGCAAACGGCCCCCTAGCTGCTGCTGACGTTGGTTTGAACGTGCCCCTAGTAGCCACTGCTGCTACTGTTAGCGGTGCTTTGCCTACATCCAATATGACAGTTAACGCAACTGGCAAGGCCACTACAGCCACATTGCCTTTCCGCGTTGTTGAACTTCGTCGGGATTCGGCTGGCGTCCTTGGTAATCGCGCTGTTGTTCGCGTGAACGCCTCAACCTCTAACATTGGCGCCACAGGCATCTAAGGAGTACACAAATGGCTAACAACCAAAACACAGTGATGACTACGGGCTCGTTCCCGCGTCTGCTGCAAGAAGGCATACATAAAGTCTTTGGTACAGGTCTCAAGGAATGGGATGCCAAATACAGTAAGATTTTCACCGTCATGGATTCGCGTAAAGCGTATGAGATTGACGTGCAGCTGGAAGGCTACGTATTGTCTGACCAGAAAGACCAGGGCAACGATATTACCTTTGACTCCCGTATGCAGGGATTCTCCCCTAAGTACGTTCACACTACTTGGGGCAAGGGCTTTATCGTAACCGAGGAGGCAATGGATGATGAACTTTACGGCCAGTTCACCAAGGGTGCGCGAGAACTTGCACGCTCTATGAACACTACCCGCGAAGTTGAGGCTCACGCTGTTCTAAACAATGGCTGGGATACTGCCTACACCATGACGGACGGTGACGGCAAGCCTCTATTCTCCACCACTCACGCCAACGGCCCTTCGGGTGGCACGTACTCCAACCGTCTAACGGTAGAGGCTGACTTGTCAGAGGCGGCTATTGAGGATGTGTTGGCTAAGATCGGTCGAGCAACGGATGCTCGCGGACTGCCTTCCATGATTACGGCTCAGCGGCTAGTGATTGCGTCTAGCAATAATATGTTCAACGCTCAGCGTATCCTTGGTTCGGTATTGCAGAATGATACTGGTAACAACGCAACGAACGCTATGCGCGACATGAACAGCATCAAGCAGGGCGTGATTGCTACTCCTTACTTGACGCAAGACGGCGCGTGGTTCATCACTACCGATGCGCCTTGCGGCCTGCAATTCTTCCAGCGTAAGGATGTGACGTTTGGTCAGGATAACGCATTTACTTCAGGTAATGCGAGATTCAAGGCTACTATGCGTCAATCTCAGGGCTGGACAGATGCTCGCGGCGCCTACGGCGGAAGCTCTGGTGTGTAACATCATTGGGGGCTGTAATGGCCCCCTTTTCAATTAATGTCCCTGTTGGTTAAGCGGTGGTTAGATTCCATCGGGCAAGGAGAATAGAATGCCAAGATTAACGAGTTTCCCCAATGGCCTTAGCTCTTACTTTGTAAGCTCTAACGCTACGAACAAGACAGCCAATTACACTGTTGTTATCACGACAGATTCTGGCAAGACTTTCACCAGTACGCTAGACGGCATTGTATACACTCTGCCATCTATTGCTATTGGTAACACTGTTACGTTTGTCAACCTAGCCGAGAACGGAAAGGCGAAGCTAAGCATAAGCCCTGCCGCTCTGGATGGGATTACTTACGCAGGCAGTTCAACGGACGATAAAGACCTGATTAATACCAAGGCCACGGCCAAGAAGGGCGACTTTGTAACACTCGCCTCTTTGAACGGGACGGACGCTTGGCAGGTTGTGGCTTCGCGTGGAATTTGGGCCAAAGAAGCATAAGGGGTAATCATGCGAAACTTAGTAGCAAATATTACCTCTTTGACCAATGACGCAGATGGAATTGCAGAGACTCAAACAGCGGCTGGCGCTCAGGCGTTAACGTTGAATGGGGCGCTAGTGACTAGCGGTGTCGCATCTTGGGGTTTCGGCCAAAAGGTCAGCATCACAAGTGTTGGCAATGATACGGGGATTACGTTCACTATCACAGGAACCGACCCCGATGGTACGGCTATATCACAGGCCGTAACAGGCGCGAACGCAGGCGTAGCTAAGTCCACGGCGTACTTTAAAACTGTATCTAGTGTTGTTACCTCTGGTGCAACTGCCGGAGCGGTCACGGTTGGGGTATTGTCTGCCGATGGTGGTATATCTCGATCACTACGCGTGAACGGTCAGCAATCAGATTTCAAGCTGGGCTTGTTCTACATCATGAGCGGTGCATCTACGGCAACGGTTGAGCATACGCCAGACCAGCCGGAGAACTCCTACGCGGTGTCGTACTCTGTAAGCGCGGATTGGATAGCCACGGACGGCCTCACGGCGGTTACGGCTAACGCTGAAAGCAATATCTTTTACAAGGTGAATGCGGTACGGCTTAAACTCACGGCTTACACTTCTGGCACGGCCAAGCTGACCGTTACACAATCCTTTTAAGGGGCTGTAATGGGCATTATAAAGCGCGATAGATACAAGCGCGGATCTTGGAACGTAATATCAGACCAAGACGGGCAGAAGCGTAAGATTCAAGATATGCGGATGCAATGGGATGGGCTTCTAGTAGGTAAAGAGGAGTTCGACCCAAAGCACCCGCAACTTGAGATTAGAGCGCGTCCAGATCAGCCATCGCGCTACCCTGTAAGGAATACGGAACCGGGCAACCTTGTTATTGTTCCTCCTTACGTTCCGGGCGAGGTGAACCTATACGCTATCGTTCTGGACTCGAATTCAAACCCCTATCAAATATCAAATGTTGTGCTTGATTCCGATGGCGTGGCCTATACGGTATCGGCAAACGTATTGGATTCAAACGGGGTAGCTTATACCTTATTTACGCAGCCACCTTCACCTATGATTTAGTGAGCGCACAATGACAATCAGCCGAACATACAGCCGGACAGCGGGCGACATTATCGAGGAGGCTCTACGGGACGCTAAGATTATCCCATCGGAGCAACCCGTATCCGCTGTTGATTACGAGAACGGCTTAGACTCTCTAAACAACGTCTCGAAGTATTGGCAGACCAAGGGAATACACCTGTGGCTACAAGACCGCTGTGTACTGCCTTTAAACGTGGGCCAGCAAATATACTCGCTTGGGCCTAATGGCGCTCCCTGTGGTTATGAGGATACATTCTTTAACACCACACTGGGCGCCGCTGGCTCTATTTCTGATACCACTATTACCGTTGCCTCTACCACAGGCATGGTGGCCGCTCCTAATATCCTAGAATCTAGCGTTGTTGAATCAACGCAGGATTGGGAGGCTGGTAACTCTGCTACTTTGTCTGTATCAAGTGGATTGGTGGTGACTAATGGCGCCGCTACCGATGGCTATGCTGACTACGACCTTCCCGCCACTTTGGGCAAGACTTACCGGGTTCGCTTTACTTATACCAAGGGAACTAGCGCGGGCTGCACTTTCTCGGTATTAAACGGGACTACTGCTGCCGATACCTCTACTCTGACCGCCTCTGCTTCGGGGGAGTTGGTGATTACCGCCTCGCTTGACACGATTACATTCCGGGCGCGTAACACCTCAACCACATCAACCGAAACGTCTACTGTTGCCGCATTGAATTATGTTGACGATGAGACGGGTTCGCGCGTAGGAATTAAGCTGGCGGACGGGACACGATTTTGGAGTTATGTCCTTGACGTTGACTCGGCTACTCAGATTGAAATCACGGACGCTTTAACAGGCTCGGCAGATTCCGGCGATACTGTCTACAGCTTTACTAATCAGATTGACCGCCCATTAAAACTGTTCAACGCCACTTACGCGAGTTCAATTACCGCATCTGAAATTCCGGTCAACCGATGGTCTAGACAAGAATACACACAGCAGCCCGTTAAGAACTCACAGGGCACTGTTACGAATTGGTACTACAACCCCACGTTAACCGAGGGCAAGTTCTACGTGTGGGAGACAGCCAATGACTCTGACAACGTGGTACGGATTGACGTTAGAAAGCCTTTGGCGATCTACAATGAAATCTCAGATGTATTGGACTATCCAGAGGAGTATCTAATGCCTTTAAAGTGGGGCATTGCCGCTGACATAGGCCCTAGTTACGGGGTGAAGGAATCCAGACAGCAGGTATTGGAGCAGAAGGCGTTCGAGACTTTAGAGGGTGCGCTTGATAATGATGCCGAACTTGATTCTATCTACATTGGGCCGGACAGAAGCGGAGGCTATTAATGCCTGAAATACCTTTAGGCGGGTCTTTTTACAAACTCGATTCCGCTCCCATTTCAGCGCAGGAATGCGTCAACCTCTATTCCAACATAGCGGAAGTGGTCACGCCTAGCAAAAAGCAATTATTGATCCCCGCTGGAATTCAGTCAGCCACCACGGCAGGGGGGCAGGTATTTAATCGCGGCTCTCATGTGTTCAACTCCAAGCCCTACTTTGTCCAAGGTACGGGGCTGTATAGGGTCGATAGGGCCGTTGACGGATTTGGTGTGGCTTCGTATACCTCTGTGCTGGTAAGTGGCGCTACGCTGCTGACAGGAAGCGAGAGAGTTATCATGTCCGATAACGGGCAGGAAGGCGGGCAGATGGTGATTGTCACTCCCGCATCTAGCGCGAAGTTCAACGCCTACATCTACACGGTTTCCGGCGGATTGGTCGCCGTGTCGGATGCTGACTTTGACGGCCCTGTTTCCGATGTAAATTATATTGATGGTTATTTTGAATTCACAAAAAAGAACGGTCAGAAGTTCTTTATATCTGATTTGCGGGACGGGTCTAGTTATATCTCTACTGACTTTGAGGCGGCAGAGGCAGACCCCGATTATAACGTACGGTCATTTGTTAATAAGAATCAGTTATATGTATTCGGCCAGCAAACCTTCCAAGGCTTTCACGACGTGGGCGGCGCTGGATTCCCGTTCGTGTATATTCAAGGCTCGGTTGTTGGTAAGGGATTGGCTTCTAAATACGCCATAGAAGAAGTAGATGATTCAATGGTATTTCTTGGCGGCGACACAAACGAGACCCCATCCATATGGATTACCAAGGGCGGCGACCCTGTAAAGCTGTCCACTATCCCCATTGAGCAAGAGATATCCACTTATTCTCAGGAAGTGATCGAGTCTTGCTATACGTGGCACTACTCTCAGGCGGGCGCTGAGTTTGTCGGGTTTACATTCCCCGGCCAAAAATGCTTCGTGTTCGACTTCAGGTCTAAGGAATGGCACACACGCCAAAGCCTAAACTCTCTTGGTGAGGCTGTGCCTTGTAGAATATCGTCAATTGCAGATGCTTACGGCGTCTTGCTGGTTGCGGATGCGTTCACCAACAAAATAGGAGTGCTATCCAGAGAGGTTTACACCGAATACGGTGAGGAAATACCGCGATATTTCGTTACACCTCAGATTGACAACGAAGGAATGCCCTTTTTTGTAAGCTCTGTAGAGGTCGTATCCAATGTTGGCAGCGGACTTACTACCGGGCAGGGCTCCGACCCTCTTATTTCCCTCTCAATTTCCAAAGATGGGGGGAGAACCTTCAACAATAGGATAGAAAGGGAAGCCGGAATGATCGGCGAGTACAACAAAAGAACAATTTGGAACCAGTTAGGCCGTGTTGCGCGGGAAATATGCTTTAGATTCGACCTAGCAGGGCCTATTAAGTGGGCAATTACCAAAGTAGAGGTGAATTTCGAGTGATTACGCAGCCGAATAGAAACAATGTCACTAGTTTAGACGAGATATTCTATCAATGGGTGCTTAACGTCACTAACTTTTCAGTATTGTCCGGCACAGGCTCGCCGGAGGGCGTTGTGGATGCCCGTCCAAAGCGGTTGTACATGGACGAGGCCGGAACAGCGGGAAATATTCTCTATATTAAGCGAGATACAGACATTGCAGGTGACCGCAAAAAAGGATGGATACTTGTTTAACATCCGCGAATGCACAAAAGCCGAGGCGCTGGAGATTCTTCAAGACCAATCAGTATGCAGGCACTTAGAGAATTATCCTCACGACATAATGGATGTTGAGCTGAATATTATAAACGAAAAGGCGGTTCTGGCAGTTATCCCGTGCGAGTCAGGCGCGGAAATACACGTTGCTTGCAAGTACAAGGATAGGGCTGGAATAAAGCCCGTTTTCAGAGAGACAATTGATTGGCTTAAATCGCGAGGCTTTGAGCATATCATAACATACGCTCCAAACGGAAGAAAAAGTTTAATAAATATGTTAAAATCACTAGGATTCAGACAAGACTCTGAAAGGTGGATTTGCTAATGAGCTGGGATAAAATTCTAACAGGAGCCGGAGTTGCGCTAGGTATAGGCGGCGCGGTCGCGGACAGCAAAGCCAACAAAAAGGCGCTAGAGTCTGCCGAGCGCCAAAAAGCTGCCTCCCAAGCCTATATTGAGAAACAGATAGCACAAGCGCGCTCTGATATCTTTAAATTATTTCCAGAGGCGCAAAAGTCCAGACAGCAAGGATTGGATGCAGGGCTGAGCTTATACTCCCAAGCCTACCCACAAATGCAGAACACCTTTCAGCAGGGCAATGTGCAGGCTCAACAGGCTCTATTGGCCGGATTGCCTCAGATGCAAAACGCCATCATGGGCCGCGCAGTAGATACGCGAGGTTTGCAACCTGTACAGCTACAGCAGCCACAGGGCTTAATGCTGCCTAACTCGCAATTACCGCCTATGGAGCAAGGAGTGGGCAATGCCTAGTCAATACACGTCTCAGGACATTCAAAATTTCTTTGCACAAAACCCCAATATGCCAGCGGCTGAAGTGGCTCAGCTTGCGTATAAGCACGGCGTATCACCCGAACAAATATCGGACGCTACTGGATTTGGTTTAGGCTACGTTACCGACCAATACAACCGAGGCAATAACTTCGCTCAGTCCGGGCTTCGACCTGCATTTGATACACTCGCCCAAGGCGGTGCTGCGGCTACGCAGAGAATTGACCAGACACAACAGCAAGTAGGCGATATCTACAAGCAAGGGTTATCCTACCTTGACCCTTACATGCAACAAGGCCAAGGGGCTAATCAGCTTCAGGCGGCTTTGTCTGGCGCTATGGGGCCGGAGGCTCAACAGCAAGCCTTTACCCAATACCGGCAGTCACCCGGCGTATCATTCGCTCAAGGAGAGGCTGAGAGGGCCTTATTGCGTAACAAGTCTGCCTTGGGCGGTCTTGGCGGCGGTAATGTGATGCGCGACCTAACGCAATTGGCGGCAGGTACGTTCATGCAGGACTATAACAACCAGTTCAACCAATTGGGAAGCGTTGCTGATCGCGGCTTAAGCTCGGCCACAACGGGAGCGGGATTGCAGGGCCAGCAAGGTCAGGTGCAAGCAGGCTTAGGCCAGTATGCAGCTAGTATCCCGATGCAGATTGCTCAGGCTCAATCAGGACAGCAATTCCAAGCGGGACGCGACCAAGCATCCGCTATTCAGGGCACTACTTCGGCCTTGTCTCAATTGATTAACCAGCAAGGCGCAGGAATGACAGACATACTAGGAGGCCAGACTTCTAACATTAACTCGCTGTATCAGAATGCGCTTGGTGGTGACGCTAACGCAAGAGAGCAGCTTGCGGCTATGCTTGGTAACTTGTCCACAAGCAATGCCTCGATGGTGGGTAATCAGCCCATTATTCAGGGCCAGCAAACTAATTACTTAGGTCAGTTAGGGCAGGTTGCTCAGGGTGTAGGCGGTCTTTACGCAGGAATTAACAGTGGGAATTCAGCTACTAACTCTACTACCCCTAACACAACCTACATGACGCCGCAAACATCGGTCAATCTGGGGCTTTACCCCGGTGGGCCTGCTAGATTTGGAGGGCAATAATAATGCCTAGCCCACAATTAGATAACATCGGTTTATCGCTTCAAGGATTCGGGGCTGGATTAAGCGGCCAATTACCGCAATTCCTACAGGCTCAGAACCAAAAGCAAGGCTTGCAGATGCAGCAGAAACAGCAAGATATGCAAATGCAGATGATGAGCCAAGAAATGATGGAAAAGCGCCAAAAGGCCATGTTTACAGATGCCAATGCAGCGTTACAGCTTGCCGAGTCTGGAAATATTGACGGAGTGGTGCAATTGGGTGTTCAGCGGCTTCAAATGCTCAAGCAGATAGCGCAGCAAGACCCAAGTGTTGACCCGTCTGATACGCAGAGAATAACGCAGCTTGCCCTTGCCGCTCGAAACGGTGAGGAAGAAGCGCTTGACTTATTGAAAGATGAATTACGATCAACTGTGCAAACTGGTCAGGCGCTTGGGTTCCTTGAGGCTCCTCAAGAGGAAATACTTTCGGCTTCCGAGGTTAGTCCAGAGGGTCAAGTGTTTGTTAGAGGCCCTGCGGGAACTATTACAGCGCGTGAAGTGGCAGGGTTCAAGAAAGAAGCGAAAGACCCGAAAATAGAGTACATGCAGAGAGTTGGGCCTAATGGTGAGATTCAAACCATTATGGCGGATTCTTCAGGCAAGTTCTCTGACTTGGAAGGCAATCCCATCAAGCTAGGCGCTAACGAGCGATTGATTGAAGGCACTACGTTGACCGGGGGCATTGACGACCTTGGGTTGAGTAATGCGGAAGCCAAAGGCATGCGAGACAATGAAGTCGCCGCTAGAAGTTTCGTTGCAACTACGGGAGATGCTTTGGCCCTGCTAAATGAGGAGCCTAACATTAACACTTTCGCAGCTCGATCTGCGTCTGTTGTGAACAACCTACAGCAAGAAGCGAAAGCTATTGCTAACACGCTTGGAATGGAGTTTGACGAGGAAATGCTCGACCCCAGCAACTATTCAAGCACTTTTGATAGCTTGGGCATACAGAACCAAAGAATGCGAAGCCTTGTTACCTCCTTGGCGTTTCAAGCGGCGGCTGCTAGCGGTCAAACCGGGCGCGGGGTATCTAATGCGGATATTAACCGATTCATTAGCGAAGTTGGCGCGAGTGCGTCCGACCCAAGAGCGTTTGCACAGACTCTAATGGACGTTGCCAACCGTACAGAGCGCAGGTTCAAGATTGATTACGAGACGCGCACAGGAAAGCCGTTTGAGGGTGATTTAGGAGTTTCTTCCTTAACCGGATTTACCGGAGGCCCTAAAGAAGTAACGACTCAGGCAGAATATGACGCGCTCCCAAGTGGCGCTGAATTTATTGAAAACGGCCAGACTTACAGGAAGCCATAAATGGCAGAACAAGCAAGCAAGTTCGGCGGAATACCGGTAGGCCAGACGGGAAGCAAGTTCGGCGGAATCCCTGTGTCCGCACCTGCCGCACCAAAGAAAGAGCCGGATAGCTTCGCAAAGAGGCTGCTAGGCTCTGCTGAGGCTATGCTTACATTTGGAAAA